AAACGTGCTTCGTATGCTTGAGCAGAGTAAGTTATCTCACGCTCAGACCAGTAATAGTTAGTCGTGGTTTGTGTACCAGTTCCAGCAGTAGCACCCGATACATAAGTAATGAGTTCATACTTACAAAAGACTACGGGTAGGTATGAACTTGATGCTAACTTGGTTGTAAAGCCACTTCCAAAACTTCTCATTATGCAGTTTGTATTAAGTTAAAGGTTGCACGATACATTCTATCTTTGAAGATTTCAGATATGTGTAGTTCGTTCTCAAATCTTACAGTATATGAGTCTGAATATGGATCAGTATAACTAAAGGTTTTCTCCATACCGTTGACCGTTGAATCATAAAACGATTCTAAAGCATCACGCTCACTTTCACTGGTTAATACTACGCTGATTGTATAGCGGTAATTAGTAACACTTCTTGAATAGATAAAGAATGAGCCATCTTCCATCTGAACGCTTGAATTATGCTTAATTACTTCACGCTCATACGGTGACTCTGGGTTATTAGTAAACGTCAGAGTGGTTGTTGGTGCTGCTAAGGTTGGGTATTTAAATATCATCTTGACCTCGCCATTGATAGATTACCATATCCACCCATTCCAGTTGCCCTTGCTATATTCATACCAACCCTCGCCCCCCTTGACACATTATCACCACGAGAGCCTAATGCGTTATTAATGCCATGTGCTGTGGCATTAGTATAAATGTTAGTAACATTAGCACCCCCACCAGCGTTTGGTGATATTCTTCCAGAAGTTGTAGGCGTAAACATCTCAGCACCACGTTCACCGACTAAATAAGATTGATTAGCTGATATGCCACCACCAGAAGCACGAGAGCCAATAGTTTTGCCACTATCAATTTGCCTTCTTAGTTCTTCCTTGCTTAATTCTGATGCACCAAGACCAGCACCAACAGAACCCCAAAATCCTTCACCCCCTTGTCTTGCTCTTTGAAATGCTTTAAGTTTAACAGCAGCAGCTCCAATAGCACTTACGATAGATTTAAAAATATTCCAAACATCTGTGGCAAATTGTTTAACTAAGGTAAAAGCACTTTTAGCATCTTCTTTAAATACTTGCCAATCAGTTTTACCATTTTTCATTTCTGTAAAAAAATGACGTATTGATTCTGTTGTTTCAATTAACCAATCTCTAACTGTTTCACCCCATTTTCTTCCAGATTCTTCAGCACCACCAAAACTAACAGTCATTTTTTCTAATAGCGTAGTAATCCAATCAAATGCTGGTTGAATAGCAACTGAAAAAGTGCCTAACCATTTTGACCACCAAGCACCGAATTTGTCTAATGCTGGTGCTAATGCCCCAGTCATATTATCTTTCACACCATTAAGAGCCTTGCCCATTTTAAACCAAGCATCATTTGCCTTTTGAATATTCTCAACAACCCTATCACTCAAGACAAATCCTAACTTATCGGCTTCCATCATTGTAGAATTAAGAGCAGTCTTACCACCTTTAAGCATATTAACCATAGCAACACCCTCTGAATCAAAGAGTTTAAATGCTAATCGTAATCTTTCTGCTGGGTCTTTAGTCTTTTTTAATGCTTCTGATACTTGACCGAGTAAATCGGTTGCTGACCGTACACGACCATTTGAGTTGGTTAGCTGAATACCCATCTTTTTAAGAGCATCCTTAGCTTCACCAGTACCTTGTGCGGCTTCGCCAACTCTACGAATGAATCTTTGTAAACCCATATCAAGTGCTGTTTCTTCAACACCAGCTAATTTAGCGGCAAACCTAAAGCGTTGTAATTCTTGAGAAGTAACGCCTAATTTAGACGACACTTTCCCGAGTTTATCTATGACTTGTATAGATGACTTGATCATCAAACCCATACCAGCAACACCAGCTACTGCTATTAGTCCAGCCTTGAAACTTAGTAAAGACTTGCCAACACGACCTAACGCCCTACCAATGCCCTTACCTACTTTTTTTGCTACTTTGCCTAACTTCTTAAAGTGTTTTGAAACACCTCTAATAACCTTTGTGGCTTTATCCCTCGCTGAGATTAGGATTTGCATTTGCTGTTTGCTCATCTATACACTCCATCATTCGTACTAATTTATACGGTTGCTCTGCCCAAGTTCCAGAGTTTGGATATTGACCTTTGTTCCAGTATCTAAACACTTGAAAATAGTCACCAATCTCTTGAGCATCTATTACTGGACAGCGTGTAGCGTGTCCTTTAATACCGTGCGCCATAACTATTGTTGAAGAATCAAGACTACAGCCTCGCACTCCTTTATCGTGATTAGAGCAGTTGTTACAATCATACTTCAGTTGCCCTTGAATGATTGCCCCAATTACTTTTTTTCTTCGTCATCTCCAAAGCCATTTAGACTAAGAGCAACATTACCTAATTCTTCAACAATACCGAGCCTTGCCAGTTTGTCCATAGTGGTATCTGAAAGCCTACCTCTCTCAACTTTAATTGGGAAAGGTAAGTTATCAGCCTTTTTAAGCGAGTAACGAAGTGAATCAGCAGTTAAGCCAAATAGACTGGTTTTAATCTCTTGACCAGCTTCACCTAAATCAAATAATATATGCCTATCTTTAATCTCGGCAAACTTCATAAAGGTAATAGTACCTAAATGAAATGTAGTTGGTTCTTCACCAGCCTTAAAGCTGAGATGCTTTAAGTCGTGAGAATCAATATATGCCGCAATGTCTGAATTAGCTACATCAATTGCTGGGTCATCTGTTGAAACTACCTTCAGTGTTTCATTTCTATCAATCGCTTTAAATGCCATTATGTCACAGTTCCTTTAGTGATTGCCCCAGTACCAGTACCAGAGAAACTAAACCCAATAACACCCTCAGAAGAAGCCTCAATGCCTACTTCTTCAAGTGTAATTGAACCAGTATAGTTATCATCACCAGAAGTATCACCCTCTGGTCTAACTTCAATCGAATAAACTGAGTCACCAGAAATGACCTCTGTTACTATTGCTGTTTGATAAGTGTCATCTGGATCGTACATACCCGAACCCTCTACTGACCAACCTTTGTTAGTCGCTGTGGTATCAAGCCATTCATCACCAAATGAGTTATGCTGCTCTGAGTTCTGAGTAATAGTTAGGGTAAAGCTGGTTAATTCACCAATCAAGTTGCCAGAACTATCACGCAAAGAGCCGTTATATCCTTTAATCGTTGCCATTATTTAACTCCTATTTTAATAGTTGTAATTGTAATCAAGTAGCCACGCTCTTGTCTATCCACATCAATAGTTATATCATCAACTGGTTCATCACGAGTATCTTCAAAGATAGATTCTATCAAAGATGTTCTGTAATGTTTGGTGTCTAAGAATAACTCAAACGCCTCCGTTAAATCATATGCTCGTTTCTCAAACGGGGATTCGTCCTCATTCTTAGCGAATGTTTTAGAACCCTCACGAAACTCACGATTATTGAGTGTTTCCTTTTGCGTGAACTTAAAGCCTCTGCCTTTTAACAGACTAATCATTTCATCAATACCACTTGATTAGATTGCTTTTCTTCACTCTCGTCAATAGTGCCACCTTCATCAGTATCATAGTCAGCCTTTATAGTGGTCAATTCACTTTCGTAATTTTCCTTAAAGACTAAATATGATTCGTGATAAATATCATCTGAATCAGCGTCTTGTCGTTTAGCCATACAGATTAACTCTAACGTCTTAGTCAAATGAAGTTCTTTCACTTGAGCAGTTGTTAAAAACAAATCAATGTCCAAACCACGATTACGCATTTCATTCTTAATGATGTCGTAAGCACGATCAATATAAGTTTGATAATCAATCAACACAATACCAAAACCAGTTGAACTATCTACCGCATTGGATAGAGTCGCAAAACCGAGTGTGGCTGTTGAACTTGATGAATATGATGTTATTACAGCATCAGTACCAGCGTTATCACCATTAATAAAACCAATAGTAGCACCAATCAACTCTTTATCATCAAGCGAAGTTAATCGCTTACAAGTCAGAGTTGTAGTTGAACCGCCATCAGCCTTTTCATAGTAATCAGCCAATACTGGAAGTGCCGCAATAATATCTGCATTTTTAAGCACCCACGCCATTGTCTATACCTCGTTAAAACACGCCAACTCTTTCATTGAGTTATAGTGTTTTTTCTTGGATAGAGTAACAATATCACCAGCCTTAAAGGTGTAGATACCGCCATCAATGCCGTGAGAGCCATCACAAAGTGCTTTTAATTGAAGTTTAGTAGCTTTTTTAGCTACTGCTTTTTTAGCTACCTTACTCATTGATTAAACTCCAGTTAGTACGCGCAGTGCGTTCTGGTCAATCACTCCATATTTCAGAACGCCATACCAGCCCACGTTTACAGTTCTTCCAAGAGTGTCAGAACCTTCAACAATTCTTAACGCTGGAGCAGAAGCAACAGCTTTACCTAGTGCGTTCTTACCGAAACAAGCAACTTTACCAGCAGTTACGTTTGAATCTTCAACGATAGTGAAGCCTTCTAAAGCACCAACAATTCCAGAAGTAGCCGCACCAATGTCTGTATTTTGAGCAATAGTAACATAATCGCCTTTAATATCAGATATTTGAGATGGATTAACGAAAGCTACATAGCGACCATCTTCAAACTTAGATATTCCAGCAGTAGCTAGAGCAGTATATGCTTCACGCAAGTCAAGATTATCTAAAGTACCAGCATTATCAGCAGCAATAGTATTTGTACCAGCTTCTAATACAGCCAAGCCAAGTGAGTCAGTTGTTTCACCGAGATTTACACCAACCAATTCAGCAGATGCTAGATCAGCTTTACCAGCAGTAGCAATGTTAGCTAATGATGTTGAAGTGATTACAGAACCATATTCAGCCATAGTTAAAGTAACTTTGGTGTCGGTCATTGTAGTAGAAGTTGCTTCAGTACCATCAGTCAAAGGCGTAGTTGCCGCTGACATTCTTGAAAATACTGTGAAAGCAATTGAAGATGCTAAATCATCTTGACGAATAGTAGCATATGCGTCTACTTTATTGTATGAGTTACCGCTAACGATAACAGCTTGGTTCATCAAATCTACAACTGAATCTGATAAAAGCGATTTGGTATTTACAGCCATTTTATTTCTCCTAAGAAATTATATTTCGTTTTGGAGTGCGTATAGTTCAGCCATAGTTTTTGCCCCTTTAACCCTTTCACTAACATCTAATGATGCTTTGTTAGAAGTTGAATCGACACGCTTTGGTTGAGTATCGCCCCCTTTAAATAAATAAGGTTTATCACCCTTTAATTGTTCAATAAATGTTGACTGCTCAAAGTCCTCACCATTACTTGCTTGTAATAATAAGTGCTTAAAGTAATCAGCATCATTAATATTATTAGCACTAACAACCTTTTGAATTTCCATATCGGCTTTCATTTGATTGTTGTTGCTTTCCAAGCCTTCAATTGTATTATTAAGCGTGTTTATCAATTCAGCCGCCTTGTCCAAATCGGACTTATTAGCTTCATCTGATTCACGTTTCGCATTAATTAACTCTTGGGCTTGTTCAATACTATCAACGCCTAATTGATCTGTTAATTCGGATTTGGCACGTTTAGCACCTTTACTAAATCCTTTATCAATCAGATTATCAAGTTTTGATTGTGATATAACCACCTCATTTTCAGTCTTAGGAGTTTCGACTTTTTCCGTTTTTTTAGCTTCGTCAGCCATAACATTTACCTCTTATATATAAAAAGTTGTTTTAATAATAACACTATTTTAACCCTTTGGCAATAAAAGTGCCAATACGTTTGTACATATAGTTTACTTGGTCATCATCTAGGGCAAAGAATTTACGCCCCATTGCCTCGTGATTATAATAAGCCTTATCATTTTCCTTGCCTTTAAAGTAAATCATAGCACCACCACGATACTTCTTTACACGCATACCGTGAAGCATCTGATTATGAAAGGTTAAATTAACTTTTGAGCCTCTACCTTTGGTATTCCTATAATGCTTGTATTGTTTGTTGTATGGTTTGAATGAACG